CGGCGTTTAAAACCATCTTCCCAAGGTTCACTCTTGCCTTCGCCTTCATTCATTGGTTCGTGTCCCCAACCCATTTTCGCTAATCTTATATGATCAGCCTCAACTTTTGCCCACTCTTTTTCTCCTGTCCTAGGGTTATACATCCAATGTGGCTCAAAGTCTTTACTTTCTTCGATCGATTCTTTTCGAACTTTTGCAGCTAAGTCTTTGTCTGCTCCGCCCCAAGTGCCTTTACTCTTCGTGATAAAGGAATTGACTCGAGCAAATGCCCATTGATGAGGTGTTGCTCCTGGACGGTGACCCGTTTTCCAAGCAGCCATTCCACGATTAAACACCTGCTTTAGAATGCCGTAAGATATGCCAGACTTTTCTGATTTCTTATTTAAACCAGCAATTTGTTTTTCGTTTAATTCACCAGGAGTATCTTTCTTATAATCGTCTGCAGCTTTACCGACTTCTACAAACTCTCCAAACTTTTTACGGTAAGCGATAGTGTGCTTTGAAAGTTTAGTCTTTGCTCTTGTATCACCAGGAGCAGGCTTATAAGCCTTTGGATCATCGTCATCCAATTTAGCTTGTTTATTGAACTGAGCTTGACGTTTAGACTTAGTTGATTTTGACAAGCCTTTACCGTATGTCTTATTCAAGCCGCCTTCACCAACGGATTCAGCAAGGAATTGTTTGAATTTGATCATTTTTATTTCAGTAAGTCTGTGACGCTTTTTCCTTTTTCCCAAAACTTGCAAGACCAGTAGCGTGCTTTCCATTTAGGACCTACATTCGTATCGCATTGGTGTCGAGCTCTAAAGTTTTTCAGGCGTCCAGGATCATCGCGCTTGATCTCCATGTTAGGATCACCAAAACCGAGTTTAATGATATTGCCCTTTTCGTTCTTTACATACACGTAGAATTTCTTTTTACCATCATTCCCACGAAATGGATCATTTAGCGTTACCTTTTTGCCTTGGTATTCTGCTTCATTGATATATTCAGCGAATGTAATCATATGATCTTTCCACCACCAGTTGGGGATTTTGCTAGTCTATAATTTGCCATCGTGTCAATTCGAGCCGGTTTGGCTGGACTGTTTAATCCACGAGGTTGAATACGAACTTCTAGCTTCGCCTCTAGGTTCTTTAAAGGGTCTAGTTTAGCCAAGCCCATCATTCCAGCAATTTCTGTCTTATGTTCATTTGAAATCTTCCCTGTAGTATCTACCAACCACACCTTATCTTTTAAAAACATAAAGAGTAAACTTGCCTGTGACCCAGGCTTTAGATTCTTTTTAAACTTTGTTTTATAGTGGTCAACAATCTTCTTCCCCATAACACTACTAGATATTTTTGCAATTTGATAGTCTCTAGTGTTATTTGCAAATTCTTGAGCCAAGGCTTTACGGGTGGACTTATCATTAACAATATTCATGGAGCCACCATACAACTTTTTGACATCCTTATGAAAGTATTTTTTTAAATCTGCCAAGAGTCTTTTACCGTTATCAACAGCAATCTTAGTATTGTTCATAATACTAATCAACTCTTGCTTTGACTCGCTAGTTAAGTCTGGAGTTAAAAACTGTGCACCATCAAAGTGCCAATCCCTCATAGACCCCATTTGAGCTTTGTAGTCACCTTTATACTCATAGTGAAGATCAATAGTAGTTCCGTCGTTCATCCCGACTCTATAAGCAAAATCTGGAAATCCAGCATCAAATCCAGCGGGTGAAACAATAGGACTCGACTTTGGGCCCAAAAGCTGCCCTAGAGCATTGAAGGCAGTGCCTTCAGCGGCTAGTGCCACCCCACTTATTCCACGCACAGCGGCCTCCTCAATATATTCAGCGAATCGAATCATTACAGCTTAGCGAATGGATTCTTCTTTTTGGTTCCTGGCATTAGCGAGTATTTTGAGGTCGGCATGTGCTGAATCTTGACTTCAGCCTGAACCTCATAGAAAGCAGAGCGAGTGGAAACACGCATCCTGAATGGTCCTGTGCCCTTTAGCAGAGGGACATCCTTGGGAACACCGAACGGATTTGATTTCCCAATCATGTAGAAATCATCGCCCGCCTGAATGTACGTGGCCGGTTCAACTTTACCCTTGAGATAATGATCTGTCACAACCTTGCCGAGATCGATGTCAGGCAGAGCAAGGATGTAACGATTGATGCCCGGCTGTGCGAAGTAATCCTTCATCACACTCAAAGGGACAGCATTGGGATCTTTAAGACCACTCTTTGTAGTAGGAATCTTGGGACTCTTGATGCCAGAGAACTTAGCGATGGCATTGATGAAGCCTTTGCTATCAGATGATTTGTTCACGGCATCGACTGCGAACTTTGCTGTGGGTGTATGATATGTCGTATCCCACTTTTTACCATCAAAGAAGATTCGAGGATTCGAGAGATTATCAGTATGATTCATCTTCACCTCGAGCCAAGTCATTTTGCCATCATCAGTGGTAAGGCGAACGTCAGCATATCCCGTGGATACCTTTGGGCGTTCGGCTGTCAGACCTTTGATCTTGTTGATGAACTTGGCCATGTCAGCCTCGTATTTGTCTGACTTCGCCGACTCAGTGAAAAATGATCTGAATGATTCCATGTCATTTACCGTTGAGTGCATCTACAATGTACTCTGCGACGGTAGATCCAAGGCTTTCAGCTCCACCCTGGTGAACCCACTGCGTTACGACTCCTGTGACGTCGCCCCGCCCGTCGTCTTCTATGGCGTCCGCGAGACGTTCAATATCACCATTGATACTATGGATAAGCTCTTTAATGTTCTTCTTTGAGAGCTGAGGTGTCTTCTTAGCTTCGTTTAGTGAGGCAGCTTTCGCCGCTTGGAATGGATTGTGTGTGTGCATATAGTTTTTCTTTCTAGGCGTACATTGAGATCATCCGGCTCATTTCGTCATCTGACACCTTAATGCCGGATTTGATTGAACCAGCAAACATGTTCAAACCACGTGAGAGTTTTCGCAGGTTAGCTGTCTGTTTCGATTTGCTGTTTCTGAGAAGTGAAACAACATACTTTCTTTCCTTCAGGTCCAATACAATGCCACCTTCGATAGGAATGAATTCGACGATCTTATCCATGAAATCGTAGATCTCTTCTTCAGTGGGATCGATGTCGACCATGAAAGCACGGGTCCTGATCGCACCATCCGGATCGAGCTTATCCGGTTTCATGTTAGAGATGAAAATAATCTTGCCTGTGAATTCGAACCAACGAGGAATGTTTCCTGCCGCAAGCATCTCTTCATCAGTCATTTCGCCCGGCTCCATAACATTTGAACCCTGCTTATTCCATACGAGCTTTCGAATCTTCTTCGTATCAGTAGCCGCTTTGATGAGGTTTCTTGATGACTGATCCTTGAATACATCATCTGAATCATCAAAGAAGATGATCTGATTTTTGTACTTGAACATGAGGCTGTAAAGCCCCGCAGTAGAAATTGAACCGGTGTTTTTGAAGTATTGCTTTCCATCTTCGAGACCGAGTTTCGAAAGGACCTTCTCGGTGGTGTGAGTCTTGCCGATACCGCCGCGACCGGCGATGAAGATTGCATTCGAAGAGCCAGCAACGACCGTGAGTTTCAGAAGATTCTCGAGATCAGCCAATTGCGTTTCGAAAGCGAGGCGGTCCTTATTCGCTTCAATTGCTGCGACTTCGGGATCGACGGCATACGTCTCCTTCGCGGCGCCGCGTGTGACCGTTCCTTTTACCGCTCCAGTTGACTGTAGAATCTCATCGGCATCTTTGAGAATCTGTGTGACCGTGCTGGTATCTGGCACCCATGAGAACTTCCGGCCCTCTTTGCCCACGACAGTAGGAAAGCGATGGACTATTTCCTTAAAGACACCAATGCCAGGATTCCGGAATTTAAAATAGATGTCGTTCTGTGTAAACAAACCGCGCGAAGCCAGGAAATCAAGGAGATCACGAACCAAGTTCGAAGCATTCTCCCTTAGCGCTACGTTGGTTGGCTCAGAGAAAACGATCTTCTTCTTCTTGAAACCGTCCGCCATCATCTGCACGAAGAGCGGCAAGGTCTGAACAAGAGAAACGCCCTGATTGAACTGCACATGAAAGGGTTTATTCTCGTTATTCCAGAAGTCGATAGAATCAAGGTTCGCGGAGCCTAGCATTCCTGCCTGAGTCCAATTAAACCTGAAGGATTTGTTCCCCTTCGGCACCATGAAACGAATACCGACGCCGCGCCCATTAGCATTGGTGTAGCTTTCCACACCCGGAACAGCGAAGAGTTTGCCGATCTTGGCCTTCTTGGTAATGTATCTGGCGATGAGTTGTGAAGCTTTGCTTACTTGTGCAGGTGAAATTGACTCGGAGAGGTGTTCTTTAAATTTTTTCATGTTTCCCATAATAGTTTTAATGCGGCGAATTGTATTTATACAAATGGGAAACTTCGCCCTCAATGTTACATCTTGAAGTCAGACGTATCCATCTTCTTCGATGCGCTCTTGCTCGCGCCCGTAGCCGCAGAAGGTGATGGGGTATCCTGCATGAGACCATCTGTAGCATTGTCCACATCATACAATCGCATGTATGGTCTGTCGGATCCAAGAAGAAAGCGCTTGTCCACATTGACATCCCGGTATCGGTTCTTCAATTGCTTAATCATAATCCGATTATTGGCGGCCAATTCCTCGGTGTTAATGATCACAATCATAAAGTCGGCCGTCGCGGGCAGGCCAAATGATTCAGCGACATTTGTCAGATCTGCATCTGAATTGTCAAAACCATCGCGGTTCGTCTGAGTCGCACTCCAAATAGGGACATTGAATTCAACCGCCAGACCACGAACTTCTTCCGCAATCGCTTTGACCAAGGAATAGGAATTAATGGCTCCGCCCAGCCCCTTCATTCTTGAAGAAGCACAGATGTTCAAATAATCCACATAGATGATATCAGGCATGAAACCCTTCTTCAGCTTGAGGTCATTCAGAAGAGCCCTAAAGTGCCCAACATGAGCAATACCTGTGGGGTATTCCTTGACGATAAGCTTTCCTGTGCTTGCGGCTTTGATGCGATTAATCTTGCTCGTGAATACCTCTTTCGAGACGTTAACGAGATCGTCAAGCGGGATGTCAAAAAGGTTGGCGTCGATGCGCTCGGCGATCCGTTCCTCTGCCATTTCGCAGGTGATGTATAGAACGTTCCTTCCCTGAGCTAATGCAGCGGATGCCATATGACACATCATCAGAGATTTTCCGCCGCCGGTTCCCGACATGATGATGTTCAATGTTTTTCTTGGAGCGCCGCCTTTCGTGATCTGATTCATCATATCCAGATCGAAAGGGACTCTCTCCTCGGTGCGATGATAGAACTCAAACCGATCTTCAGCATCGGCGGTGTAATCATGCCCCACATTCTCATCGAAATTGATAGCCAGCGCGGCAGTCATTATGTCTGGAATGGAGCCTTCCGATTTCTCCTTGTGCTTTCCATCAATGATCTGAATGGATTCCATGATAGCCAAATACATGGCGCGGTCCTTACACCACTTCTCAGTCTTATCCAAGATCCATTGTTCTTCCATCACCTCTGTCTCTTCAGACATATTGCTGATGACATTTACGACATTTGTGTCGTCGACATCAGAGCTTTCATACTCGATCTTCAGAACATCCACGGAGGGAAGCTTGCTATAGGCAACCACATACTGCAGAATCATCTGAAAGACGACGCGTTCGGGGCCTTCAAAATATTCTACTTTGATGTATGGAATCGTCTTGCGTGAGAAGGCATCGTTTTCAATGAGGCCTTTAAGGATAAGTTCTTGTGTATTCATTTAGAGCGGGTGCCTGCATCTAACAGGGAAATTAGAAGATCGCCGATCATCTTTTGGAACTCAGGCTTTAGATCAAGGTCGACTTGATCGATGTCGGGCGGGGTGGAGATGATCTTAATGTCAAACCGGAGCGTGCATTCATCATCACCAGGAAGAAAACCAACGTTCTGATATTGAAACACGACGCCATCAAACGGATCGTCGAGCAATTGCAGATGATGAGATTCGTCGGCGGCGGCCTCATGGGGCACAAATGTGAAATTTACCATGGCTTAATTATACCACAGATCGGTGACTATGTACACCTTTATTTTGTGTCATCCGCCGCGGCGGACTCAAGGAACTTTTTGCATCGCCGCAATAGGCTATCCAAATCAGGGTCTTCAACACCTCGGTTAAGGCGTCGTTTGATCTCAAGAATAGCTTCAGCGCGTTTAAGCTTTCGAAGATCATCGTCATTAGGCCCAGACCATTTGTCTTTGGGTGGTGTGCTCATGGGCTAGTGACTGATAGAATTGAGGCGGTGAGGAACACCATAGAAGCAATAAGCAATATTACCGCGCCTAAGCTGATAACGAAATTGATCCGCCGAAAGTTTCTGTTGCGCTCTTCTTGAATCGCCATGAGTTCGTGATAATTCATATTTCCTTATCTTAGAATGATTGTGACGATAACAGCAACGACGTAGGCTAAAACTACGATGATCGATGATACCGTAACACAACCAAGACACGCCCGGTGTTCGGGCGCTGGTTTGTGCTTATTCATGACATATGCCTTCTTCATCTTTTAGCAATTTCTGTAGTTCAATGAGGTGTTCCCGACGAGTCTTCTTTTCTTCACCCTTCGGATCAAAAAGTCTATCCCATTCGGTTTGGATGCGCTTACGCGCCGCTTCGATTCCATCATTCATAATCTCTCCCGAAGGGAATGGTGGTTTTGCTCTTATTCATGGCATGTGCCTTCTTCTTGATTGAGGATCAGATCAACGTTTTCAAGAGGACTCACTTCGTCTTTAGCAACAGTCCTGAAGATCTCATCGTAATTCTCTCTGAATTTCTCAGACGAATTGTTCCTAGGCCGGTCTCCCTTTCCGTTATTTATGGTATTCATTCGTAGTCTCTCCTAAATGTCGATCTCCGCCTTTTTGCCCTTCTTCACCTCGATTGTCTCTGGTGTGAGCATAGCGATATGACCAATCTCAAAGCGCTTCTTCAAGGCGGATTTGAAGTCAGTTTTATCGAAGATCGTGTTCCAGAAGTCGCGCCCCTCGGTGGCTTTCTCACGCACATTGCTTGAGGCGAGTTCCTCACCCGTAGGAGGATTCACTGGCATGTACCAGCCCTGCTTGGGCTTCGTGACGTACCCAAGTTCAACGGCGACTTCAAGCAAACCGCTATAGCGTTCAATGCCTCCCTCGAATGAAACCGAAATTGGGATCTTAGATTTCTCTCTGACGAATCTCGACTTCTCAATGTTGATGACAAAGTGATATCCCTGAACCTCGGTGCCAACCTTATCCTGGCGGCGACCCACGATCCAGATATTGTCGGCTGAGTATGTTGGACCTGTTCCGCCAGATACGATCGCCTTTGGAAACATTGTCTGTTCCAGGTAGGTGTGATTGATTGAGATGAACGGCACATTCTTCGTGGTGAAGTAGGGCGTGATCATTCGGAACAGACTTTTCAAAGCTTTCGCCCGAGTCATATCGGCCTTATCGCTCTCCTTCAGTGCATCCTCAATCTCTTTCTTAGAGGCGATTTGACCCATTGAGTCGAGCATGATAATGACATTATCCTCTCTCTTCATTTCCTCGAGCTGATGCACCA